TAACATCTCAAGGATTTCCAAATCAATCTCTAAAGAGATGTATTCAGATAACATTTGAGTTAATTCAGCTTCTGCATCTACTGAATGGTATGCATTCAAGTCTTGTGCTAATTCTGGAGTCCAGATTGCTTTCAACTTACGAGTTTTAGCAACGATTGGTTCAGATTTCAATTCTAATTCGATTTCTGGGATTGGAAGGTCTGCACCTCTATCTTCGAAATCACCTCTTGAAATATCACTTGGTTGAGCATGGTATGCTAACACTTGAGTTACTAAATCTGTTGCAGCCAATGTAGCTGAAGAAGATACATAGAATGATGCTGAACCATTAGTAGCTAATGTAGTTAATTCAGGGAAGTGAGTTACCGCTGCAGAACCAGAAACTTTGAAACCTCTAACTGCGTTGTAGTCAGCATCTGAAGGTAAACCTACAGTTACTTTTCTCCAACCGTTTGGAGTTGCTGCGAATGATGCAGATAATGTTTCATTACCTACGAAATCACTTACAGAACCTGAAGTTACAACTGCTGTTACGTTTGCAGTTTTATCGTTGATAGTATATCCGAATCTACCAGCGCCATAAAGACCACCTTCAGCTGCTTGAGTAGAACCCAATTTGTTGCCTGCAGGAGATAAATTGTCTTTACCGAATTGGCCACCGTTACCGAACATAGAAGAACCAGAAGCTGGTCTATTTACGTCATTTGCAGTACCATATTTGAAATCCATATAGAAAATCAAACCTGATGGTAAGTTCATTGGTTGTACAGAAACGAATTCTTTAGCAGCAATGCTACCGAAGATACGTCTAACCAATGGAAGAGCTACACCAGCCCACTCTTCTGAACCTGCTGAAGTACCAGTTCTAGTAGCTTCATCAAGCAACTGCTTTGCTTGATTCTCAAGCATTACAGCCATACCGTGTTTAGAAGTTTCGGAACCAACTCCTTCTAATAAACCGGTCTTTTCCCACTTTGCTTTCAAACCTCTAGTTTGCTCAAGCATTAATGACTGTGGGTTTTTTCCTGTCATAATTTGTTTTAAGTCCATTTTAATTAATTTTAATTATTTTTGTTAATTACTTAATAATACCTGCTAATTTCTTAAATCTGTCAGAAAAATCAGCTGATTCAGCGATTACCGCTTTAGCTGCTGCTGGTTTTGTAGATTTAACTACTTTACTAGCAATTCCTTCTTTGATTGTTTTTTTAGCTGCTTTGTTAGATGAAGAATATTTGAAATTCTCTGCTAATGTAGAGTATACCAATTTAACTTCTCTAACTGATTTTGTTCTATCCAAAGTTTCGATAACTTTAACTTTTTGTTCGTTAGTCATGTTATGAGCTCTGAATAATTTGTTAGCGAATAACAACTTAGCGTTCAATAAGTTCACTTCGTTGATAGTTTTTTGAAGAGATTTGATAGTTTTGTAAGCTTCGTTTAACTCTGCTTTTAAAGACTCATCTTTTTTCTCATCTTCATCACCTTTCATATCCGCTTCCATTTCACGAAGAATTTCTTCCAAGTCGATTACTTCATTCTTTTCATCTTCTTCTTTTTCTTCTTCTTCGTTGGTTACAACCAATTTAGGGTCTTCACCTTTGTCTGTACCTGCTTCTGAACCGTCCGCCAAGTTTTCATTTTTTTCTTCCTTGTCATCTTGTTCTTCTTCTTCGTACATACCTTCTTCTTTTTCTTCTTCAGAACCTTCATCACCTAATTGTGCTTCAAGTTCTCTGATGATTGCTTCCAAATCCAAGTCATCTTCTGACTCTTCTTCGTCGCCCATGTCATCACCCATTCCTGCAAATGGGTCTTCATCGCCAGGTAATTCATCAGCTTCTGCTGCTACCGGCTCTTCTTCATCATCTCCTGCCATTGGATTTTCATCTGCTTCTAATTCTGCTAATCTAGCTTTTAATTGTGCGATTTCGTTTTGCTTAGCTTCTTCGTCATCGCCCATTTCCATACCTTCTTCTTCGTTGATATCTGCTACTTTTTTAAAGTCTGCAACTTGTGCACCTGGCTCACCAGATGTAGTTTCAGTAGAACCGCCTTCGAATTCAGTATGTGCATCTAATTTAGGATTAGAGGTAGAAGAACCAATGCCTGTAGAAGATAATTCCTCGTCAAATTTTTCTGCATCTTTTTCCTCAGCTTCAGCTTCTGCTCTTAACTTTTGAGATAAGATAGATTGAAGTCTTGGAGTGAATGCTTCTTCAAGAGCGAGTTTTGCGTTTGCTAATGCAGTTTCTTTTACGGCTTTAGCATCGGCAATTGCTTCTTTCAATAATTTTGAATTTGCCATTGTTTTTCTCCTTAAATTTGTTCGTGAAGTTATTTAGAAAGGAAACTCCAATAGAATAATGTCGGTTGTTCGGTCACACCTTATAAGAGAAGGGTATTCATTAACCAACTGTGTCTTAAAATCGAAATCCC